CGCCGGCGCCGGGTGGATCTTCCCGCCCGCGGGGCTGATCGCCGCCGGCGCCGGGCTTCTCGTCGTGGCCTACTGGGGGTAGCCGATGGGCCTGCTCGATCGCATCCGACAGGACCGCGCGGCGAGTCAGTCGTTCACGTACTCGCAGTCGGAGGAGGGCCCGCCGTGGCTGCCGGGTGGACAGGAGTCCGCAGCGGCCAACATGGTGGACCGCTGGTCGATCGAGAGGTTGCCCGCGTACTACGCGTGCCGCCGCGTGATCAGCGAGGACGCGGCGTCGCTTCCGATGTTCACCCACGAGCGCCTCGAGCGCGGCCGGCGCAAGGCGCCGGAGCACCCGGTTTACCGGCTTCTCCACACCCGCCCAAACCCGTTCATGACGTCGCTCGTGCTGCGGGAGGTGCTCCTGCGGCACACGATCGACACCGGGAACGGCTACGCGTTCCTCGAGTGGAACCGCGGAATGAATCGCCTGCTGCGGATCTGGCCGCTCCTCAGCCACAAAGTCCGAACGGTCTGGGAGCCCGTCGACGGAGAGCAGGCGAAGGTCCACTACGTCGAGTCCACGACGACCGGCGTCGAGGAGCGTTTCGAGGACGACGAGATCCTGCAGGTGATGGGGCCGGGCTCCGACGGGCTCGTCGGCCAGCCGATGATCCACGTGCTGCTCCAGGCCGCCGGCGTCGGGCTCGCGCAACAGGAAGCAAGCGGGAAGCTGTTCGCGAACGGAGTCCAGCCCGGGGGCGTGTACGAACACCCGCAACGGCTGTCCGACCCGGCCTACGCGCGACTCGAGAAGGACCTGAAGGAGCATTCCGGCTCTCGTAACTGGCACCGGAGGCTAATCCTCGAGGAGGGGATGAAGTTCCACCAGGTGACGATCGACCCCGAGAAGGCGCAGATGCTCGAGGCGCAGGAGTTCTCGGTCGTCCAGATCTGCCGGCCGTTTCGCATGCCGCCGCACAAGATCGGCCACCTGAAGGAGGCGACGTTCTCGAACATCGAGCACCAGGGGATCGACTACTACACCAGCACGCTCCGCCCCTGGCTTGTGCGCGTCGAGAGCGAGCTCAACGCGAAGTGCTTCCGGGGCCGTGACGTCGACCGGTTCTACGTGGAGCACTCGATCGAGGGCTTTCTCCGAGGCGACATGAAGTCGCAGGCCGAGGCGCTCGCGATCGAGCGGCAGAACGGCGTCCTCAACGCCGACGAGTGGCGCGAGCTGAAGAACCTGAACCCGCTCCCGGACGGCCAGGGGCAGGTGTACATCGTGCCGTCGAACATGACGACGATCGAGAAGCTCGCGGCCCCCGACCCGGAACCCGCACCGGCGCCGCCGCCGGCCGGCGATCCCGACGACGATCCGGATTCCGACGAGGACCCCGCCGGCGAGGAAGACGACCGTTCCCTCGAAGCGGCGTTCCGCGAGCTGCTCGAGGACGCCGGCGCGCGCCTCGCTCGACGTCAGAGTCGGGCCATCGCCCGCGCGGTGAAGTCGGGCGCCGAGCTCGAGCCATGGGCCGCGAAGTTCTTCACCGACGAGCGCGGGGTCGTGGCCGCGGTGCTGCAGCCGATCCTTTCCGCGTACGCCCGCGCCGCCGGGCGCCCCGGAGCGCTCGCGGGCGAGGCCTCCAGGATGGCCCCCGGCTGGTGCGACACGATCCGGTCCCGGATGACGGAGTGGACCGAGGATGATTGGAGGCGCCTCCCTGGCCTGTTTGCGGAGGGGGCGATCCAGGACCTGGCCGCGCAGCTCGCGCGCGCGGCCGACGAGGAGGCCGCAGCATGACGATCGAGATCCGCGTCCTGCCCGCCGGCGAGCTCCGGGTCGAGCGCCGGGCCGACGAGCCCCCGGTGATCGTCGGCTACGCCGCGGTGTTCAACAAGCTGTCCGAGGAGATCTGGGGCTTCCGCGAGCAGATCGCGCGCGGCGCGTTCGACGACGTCCTCGAGGACGACGTGCGGGCGTTGTTCAATCACGACCCGAACTACGTCCTCGGCCGCAGCCAGGTCTCGCAGACGCTCACGCTCGAGCAGGACGACAAGGGCCTGCGGATGGAAGTCGAGCCGCCGTCGGGCGGCTGGGTCGACAGCCTGCTGCAGTCGATCGAGCGCAAGGACATCACGGGGCAGTCGTTCTCGTTCATCGTGTCGAAGGACTCCTGGGAGTACGACCGCGACCAGGACCTCGTGACCCGGACGATCCTGAAGCTGGGGCGCCTGTACGACGTCGGGCCCGTCACGTTCCCCGCCTACCCGGACACCGACGTCGCGGTCCGCAGCGGCGGGATCAGCTGGGCCTCGATCGTCCGCGTGGACCCCGAGCTCCGGACGAAGGCTGCCGAGATCCGGGCCGCGGCGGCCGTCAGTCCGCTCGCGCTGCAGCGCAGACGTCTGCAGCTCGCCGAGCTCGACGCTTGACACGCCGGCCCGGGCGGCGCTACGCTCCCGGGCGAACAGGCGCGATCGCCAGCTCCGCCGAGCCGAAGCCAGCGACCAGCGCGACGTAGCGAAGCGCACGCCGAGACGGGCGCGGAGCTACTGACGCCGAACACCAGGGCGTCGGTGGCTGCGCGCCCGTTTCGTTTCAGCGCTCCCCCGGCGCCGGCCGGAGGAGCGATGAAGTCCAAGGAGCTGCGCGAGAAGCGGGCGAAGCTGATCCGCGACGCCCGGGCCCTCGTCGACAAGGCGGCCGAGGAGAAGCGCGAGCTGACCTCCGAGGAGTCCGCCCAGTTCGACAAGATGTTCGCCGACGCGGACGAGCTGAAGGGTCAGATCGACCGCGTCGAACGGCTCGAGACCGAGGAGCGCGACCTCGACCAGCCGCTGCGGGAGACGCGCGCCGGTCGCGAGAACCCCGAGCCCGACACGCCCGCCAACCTGCCGCCCGGCGCCGCCGCGCGGCTCCGGCCGTACACCACGGCCGAGTACCGCCAGGCGTTCCTCGGGTTCCTCACGCGCGGGCTCGGCGGCCTGACCGCGGCCGAGGCGCGCTCGCTGTCGGCCGGGAACGACAGCGAGGGGGGCTACCTCCGCGCGCCCATCCAGTTCGTGCAGGGGCTGATCAAGGCCGTCGACGACATGGTCTGGATCCGCCAGCTGTCGTCCAAGGAAACGGTCGTCGAGGCCGCGGGTCTCGGCGTCATGAGCCTGGACTCGGACCCGGCCGACGCCGACTGGACGAGCGAGGTCGCCACGGGCTCCGAGACCGACATGACCTTCGGCGGGCGCGAGATGTACCCGCATCCCCTCGCGAAGCGCATCAAGGTGTCGAACAAGCTGATCCGGCAGGTGCCGAGCATCGAGGCGCTCGTCCAGATGCGGCTCGCCTACAAGTTCGGCGTCTCCCAGGAGAAGGCGTTCCTGACCGGTCACGGTGCCTCGCAGCCGCTCGGCGTGTTCACCGCGAGCACGAAGGGGATCTCGACCGCCCGGGACGTCACCTACACCGCGAGCGACGACGAGACGAAGATCGACTCGTTCAAGGACGCCAAGTACACGCTGAAAGGCGGGTACTGGGGCCGCGCGACGTGGCTCATGCACCGCGACATGGTCAAGACCGTCGCGAAGCTCAAGGACGGCAACAACCGCTACTACTGGGAGGACAGCATCGTCCAGGGCGATCCCGACCGGCTGCTCGGGTTCCCGACCCGCATGTCGGAGTTCGCGCCCAACACCATCAGCGCTGGCAACTACGTCGCGATCCTCGGCGACTTCTCGTACTACAAGATCGTCGACGCCCTCTCGATGACCGTCCAGCGGCTCGTCGAGCTCTACGCCGAGACCAACCAGACCGGCTACATCGGCCGCCTCGAGACCGACGGGCAGCCCGTCCTCGAAGAGGCGTTCGTCCGGCTGAAGCACGCGTGACCCAGGGAGCCTGATCCTGGCGCCGCCGAGGCGCCGGGATCAGCCCCCGAACGAGGAGAGGTGACCCATGGACCTGCACAACCATATCAGCGTCCAGCGCGCGATCAGCCCGGTCGTGGCGACCGACAACACCCCGCTCGTGTCGCAGATCATCGATCGCCAGGGCTACGACTCGCTGGAGTTCGCGATCTGCACCGGCACGCTGGCCGACACGGACGCGACGTTCACGGTCCTGATCGAGGACGGGGACGACTCGGGGCTGTCGGACAACGCGGCCGTCGCGGACACCGAGCTGCTCGGGACCGAGGCCGACGCGAGCTTCACGTTCGCGGACGACAACGGGGCCCGGAAGATCGGCTACCGCGGGGCCAAGCGCTACGTGCGCATGACGATCACCCCGGCGGCCAACACCGGCAACGCGCCGATCGCCGCGGTGGCGATCCTCGGCCACGGCCGCAAGGGCCCCGAGGCCTGACCTGACGACCGGTAGCGGCGGGCCACGCGGCCCGCCGCGTCCAGTCCGAGAGGAGGGGACCCGATGCGGATCCGGATGCGCACGCTGTCCTGCACGCCGGAGCGGACGCTCCAGCCCGGGCAGGTCGTCGAGGTACCGAACGAAGAGGCGGCTCGCCTGCTCGAAGGCGGCTTCGCCGAGCCCGTCACCGCAAAGATGAAGCGGGAGTCCCCGTTTCGCCGAGAGGCCGCGGTCGCTGCGGTCCCCGAAGAGGCGGCGGTCGAGCCGGCGGCGCCCGCGCGGCGGAGGCGCGGGGGGCCGCGCCAGGAGTAGCTCGTGGCCCAACTGGCCAACCAGGAGGCCAGGTTCATCGTCCACGTCGTCGGCCTCTCGGGCCTCGACGTCACCGGCCTCACGGACGCCGACTTCTCCTTCGACCTCCGCCGCTACGACGCCGACGCCGACGACTTGGTCGCGAGCGGCGAGACGGTCGCGGTCGAGGAGATCGCGGACGGCCTGTACTGGGTGAAGCTCACCCCGGCCTCGACGTCCGAGCGCTACCGGCTCGTCGTCGCCGAGGGCGCGTTCGCCGACTCGGCCGGCGAGAGCCACGAGTTCCAGTTCCCGGTCGAGTCCGGCCTGACCCCGTCGACGGGGCCGTGGCTCTCGACGCGGACGGCGGTGAAAACCGCGCTCGCGATCGACGGCACGGGCGACGACGACCGGATCGACGCCCTGCTCGCGGCTGTCACGGCGCAGGCCGAGACGTACTGTCGCCGGCAGTTCGCGCAGGCCGAGCGCACGGAGTACCCGCGCGTCCGTGGGTTCGGCGTCACCGAGCTCGCGCTGCGGAACTACCCGATCGCGGCGATCGACTCGATTTACGTCTCTCTCGATCGGCCCCGCGTCTGGGGCGCCGACCAACTCCTGACGGCCGACGAGGAGTACGTATTCGACGAGGACAGCGGGATCGTGCACCGGATCGACGGTTGCTCGTGGCCGTGCGCCCCGCAGGCGATCCGCGTCGTCTACACGGCGGGCTACGAGACGATCCCGGCCGACCTGCAGCGCTCGGCCGAGGAAGTCATCGCGGCGAAGCTCTACAAGGCCCGCGACCACCAGTACCACTTCACGTCGTTCTCGAAAGACGACGGCACGCTGACCGGGATCCGGTTCGAGGACGTGCCCGACAACGCGCGCGCGGTCTGGAACCTGTATCGCGCGCCGCGGGCGGCCTGATGGCCGCCCCGTTCGGCATCGCGATCCGCACCGAGGCGCTCGACTTCCTCGCCGCGCGGCTGAGGCTCGAGCTCACCGAGTTCGAGCAGCAGCAGCGCGCGCAGATGAACGAGGCGACGAACCTCGTGCGCCGCGAGGCGCGCCGGGCCTGGGAGACCGCGGTCATCACCCACACGCGGAAGATCGTCACGGGCCTGCAGAAGCGCGTGAAGCGAATGCGCCGGGGCCTGTACGAGGGCCGGGTCTACTGGGGCAAGAAGTCGGGCTGGTACGGGAAGTTCCACGAGCTCGGGGCGAAGCCCCACAGCGTGGCGCCCCGGAAGTCTCGCGACCGCGACAAGGGCCCGCACCACCCCGGCGTGCCCGCGCTCGGCGTGCACGAGCAGGTCGTCGAGGAACAGGCCGACGCGATCGAGGAAATCATCGGCGACGCGTTCGTGGTGTTCGTGGCGAAGTTCGAGGGTCGCGCGCGCAGCCCGCTCGCGCGCGCGTTGGGCAGCCTCCGGGAGGCCGCGTGAATGCCGCAGCTCCTCAGCGACCCCAGCTTCGAGCTCGGCCTCGTCTGGGAGTACTCGGCCCAGGGCGCGACGCGCGTCCAGGCCGGCGCGAGCGCGTACGACGGCATCTGGGTCGCGCAGCTCGAGAGTCGCGAGGGGATCACGCCGTTCTCGAGCTCGCTCGGCCAGGGCCTCACGTTCGCGGTCGCGCCCGGGCAGCCGTACCGGCTCCGGTACCGCCGCGAGGCAGCGCTGTCGGGGCACCGGCTGCGGATCCTGATCGACCGCGGGGCGGGCTCGGGGCTCGCGCTCGTGGAGGAGCTCACGGCCACCGGCGGCCCGGTGGGCGAGTGGATCGCGTGGGAGTCGTTCGTCGACCTGGTCGCGGACGCCCCGGGCCGGGTCGAGCTCCGCACGACGCGGCAGCCGGGGGCGGCACTCGGCACGGCGCGGTGGTGGGTCGACCTGGTCACGCTCGGCGAAGACGAGGAGGACGCTGACGTGGTCCGCCGGCGCGAGATCAAGGCCGCGGTCGCCGCGAAGCTCACGAACTACGGGAGCTGGTCGACGACGCCGAAGGTGCACAACGCCGACCGGGCGATCCACGAGCTGACGAACTACCCCGCGATCTGCGTGCTGTACCTCGAAGAGCGCAAGCAGGTCGAGCAGCTGACGCGCCGGCGCGGGGTGCTCGACCTGGCGCTCGCGATCTACGCCCGCGGGGAGGACGCTGCAGACGTCTGCGACGAGCTCGCCGGTGAGGCCGAGGAGGCGCTCGAGACGTCGGCGAGCCCGACGAAGTCCCACGGCATCGAGCTCGCCTACGTCCGCGACGTCGAGACGATCCGGGTCCGACCGATCGAGGAAACCCAGGGGACGAGCGGCGACGTGCGCCTGTGGATCGTCGTCGTCCGCATCCAGTACACGCACGACAAGGGGGCGCCATGAAGAGGGTCAGGTACGTGGGGACGGCGCAGCGGGTCCTGTGGGAGCCGAAGCGCATCGAACGGCCGCGCGAACAGGGCGGCACGGACACGATCTCGACCGACCGCGTGCGCCGCGGTGATGTCGTCGAGGTCACCGACGCTGAAGCCGATGAGCTGCTCGCGGTCCATCCGGCGAAGGTCGGTGAGCGCGACCACCCGTTGGCGGGGCAGCCCGTGCGGCCGGAGTGGGCCGCGATCCACACCGGCGGAATCGCCGAATTCGAGGAGGACTGAGCCATGCCGTACGGACAGTTCGCCGGCTGGGGCGAGGAGGTCGCGCCGGACTGGGGCGTCGCGGTCGCGCGGACCCAATTCGCGAAGCTCTACTCCGAGTCGGAGTCGATGCACGAAAAGCCGATGGACCCGGCCGCGTTCCTCGGCAACCGCGACCCCGACCGGCCGTTCTTCGGGCCCGAGTTCGGGCGCGCCACGCTCGTCGTGCCGCTCGTGTACGACGGCGTCGGCAAGCTGCTGAAGCACTCGCTCGGGGTCACGGTCGACGCGGGGTCGGACCCGTACACGCACACGCACTCGCTCGACGCGACGCCGTACACGAGGGCGTCGAGCCCGCTCGTCGGCCTGAGCGTCGAGCTGAACTACGAGCTCCCGGACTCGAGCCTCGAGGCGTTCCTCTTGACGGGCGGCCGCGTGCTGAGCCTCGCCGGCAGCTTCCGCGCCGGCGAGGAGGTGCAGCTGCGGTGCGCGCTGCAGGGCAAGCAGGTGACGCAGGTGCAGAAGTCGGGGGCTCCGACGTTCCCCGACCTCGACACGGACTGGGTGATCCCGCAGCAGGTCCTCGTGACGATCGACGCCGGCGCGCACGACATCTACGGCTTCGACTGGGAGCTCAACAACGGCCTGCGCGAAGACAAGGCGTTCCTCGGGTCCCAGTACCGCGCCCCGGCGACCGTGTCGGCGAAGCGGCAGATCAGCGGGACGATCGACAAGGAATGGGTCAGCAAGGCCCTCTGGGACAAGATGAAGGCCGGCACGACGGGCGCGATCCTCGTCACCGCCACGGGCCCCGGCGACTACGTCATGACGTGGCGGTACAACAACGTCCGCTTCGGCGGCTTCGCCCCCGCGCTCCAGGAGGGCGAGGACCGGCAGCACCAGATCCCGTGGACCGCGTACGACGACGCGACGTACGGGGCGATGCAGATCGTCGAGACCAACAACACGGCGACGACCTGATGCGAGCGCTCCACGAGCAGCACGAGTGGACGTTCCGCGGGCAGCGCTTCGTGTTCCGGGTCCCGCACCTGGGCGACTACGTCAAGCTCGACCTGGCGTTCCCGATCCCCCCGGCCGAGGCCGAGGAACTGCGGGGCAAGTCCGGCGACGAGACGATGGCATTCATGCTGGCGACGCCGCAGCGCCAGGAGCGGTTCATCGAGCGCTACACGCGTCTGCTCGCCATCGTCGCGGTCGAGCCGCGGTTCGCGGACAGCGAGCGCGGCGAGGTGCCGGAGGGCGCCTTCGACGTGCGGGGCCTGCCGGCGGAGAAGGTCATCAGCGTCGGCGTCGCGCTCGCGGCGCTGTCGGGCGTCGACGACGGGGAGGTCGTCACGCTGCGCCCTTTGTCCGCGGGGGCCCCAACGGGCCCGCCGAGCAACTCGACGCCGTCGCCCGGCGCTACGGAGGCTACCCGAGCGACGTCGTCGAGCGCTGGTCGGGGCGCGGACTGACGCCGCGCCAGCGCAGCTTCGTCGACTGGCACGTCGCCCGGGCCGGCTACGCGGCGGAGGCCCGGGCGATCGCGAAAGCCCGCCGCGCCGCACGGAAACGCTGAATGGCCGCTCGTACCGCGACGATCGTCCTGACCGCCCGCGACCTGGCGAGCGGGAAGATCAAGGGCCTGCAGGGCGTGCTGAAGGCGCTCGGCGGTGTCGCTGCGGCCGTCGGCGTGTACCAGATCGGCCGCGTCCTCGTCTCGAACATGCAGCAGGCGGTCGAGGCCGCTGGCGTCCAGCAGGACGCGGAGATCGCGCTCGCGCTCGCGCTCCGCAACCGTGGCCAGGTGATCGACGAGCTGATGCCGAAGCTGCGCGCGCAGGCCGCGGAGACGCAGCGCCTGACCGGGTTCGGCGACGAAGAGATCATCCGCAACCAGGCCCTCTTGACGAGCTACGGGGCCAAGGGCGAGGTCCTCGAGAAGCTGACGAGGGCCTCCCTCGACTACGCCGCCGCGATGGACGTCTCGCTCGAGACCGCGTTTCGCAATGTGGGGAAGACTCTCGGTGGGCTCTCCGGCGAGCTCGGCGAGGTGATCACCGACATCGCGAAGCTGACTAACGAGCAGCGGAAGGCCGGGGCCGCCGCCGACGTGATCGACCAGATCTTCGGCGGTGCGGCGCAGGCGAAGCTGCGCGGCTACCAGGGTCGGATCCGGGAGATGACGGGCGTGATCGGCGACCTCCGCGAGGTCGGCGGCGCGCCACTGCGGGACGTGTTCACGGCGTTCCTCGGGGAGGTCCTGTCGCCATTCGTCCGCGACATGACGAGGGCGGCCGACGAGACCGACGACTTCAAGAACGCCGTGTTCGACGGCGCGATCGCGGTCGCGTCCCTGGGCGAGTCGCTCGAACCGACCGCGCGGCTGCTGTTCTTCTTCGGGGGACTCGCGGGCGAGATCAAGCTGAAGCAGTTCATCGCCGAGCTCGAGCTGCTCGGCATCGCCGCGCCCGTCGCCGTGCAGGCCCTGCTCGGGCTCGACGTCGACGAGCTGTTCCCCGCGTCGCTGTTCGGCAACCTCCGGAAGGAGCTCCAGCGCCTGAAGGCCGAGGGCGGCCTCACCGCGGAGGACATCGTCGGCGGCATCGGTGACGGTTCCGGGACCGGGGTCGGGAAGCTCCAGGACGCGATCCGGGCCGAGCAGGACGCGACGCTGCGCCTGATGGAGCTGCAGGCGTCCCGCGCCGGTGAGTTCTCCGAGCAGCGGCTCGAGGTCGAGCGGCGCCGTCTCGAGATCCAGCAGGCCCGCGAGATCGAGGCGGCCGAGGCGACGCAGGCCGACATCACGGACCTCGTCGCGGCGCACCTCCTGGAGCGACAGGAGATCGAGAACAGCTTCGCCACCGGGCGCCTCGAGGCGCAGCAGGCCGCGGCGCTCGGCCGCGTGGAAGCCGAGCTGCGGGCCGAGGAGGCGATCGTCGCCGCGCTCGAGGCCGGCGTGGGTGCGGTCGAGACCGCGCAGCAATCCCGGCTTGCGCTGATCGACCAGCGCCTGGCCTACGAGCTCGAGGCCCTCGACCAGCGCACGAACGCGGAGCTCGCTTCGACTGAGACGACGGAGGAGGCACGGACCGAGATCATCGCGACCTGGGAGGCGGAGCGCACGCGGCTGCACGCGGAGGCCGCGGCCGAGCGGCAACGGATCGCGCAGCAGGCCCTCGATGCCGAGCAGGCCGCGCAGCAGCAATTCGTGGACGCGACGCTGGGGTTCGTCCGGGCGACATTCGGGGACTCGAAGGCGCTCGCGCTCGCCGAAGTCGGCATCAACACGGCCCGTGCCGTGACGGAGATCATGGCGCACTGGGCGTGGAACCCCGCGGTGGCCGGCAAGCTCACTGCCTGGGCGATCGCCACGGGCGTCGCCCAGGCCGCCACGATCGCGGCATCGGATCCCGGGTTCCAGTTCGGTGGAATCGTCGACGGGGAGACCGGTACGGACGCGATCCGCGCGCGCGTCACGCGGGGCGAACTGATCGCGGACACCAGGATGGACGAGGCCCGCTCGATCCTCGCGGGCCGCGCCGCGATCGTGCCGATCGAGCTGCTCGACGCGCAGGCCCGCGGACGCGGCGACACCTACATCATCCAGGGCGACGTGCTCGACGGCGACCGGTTCTTCCGCCGGCACGCGAAGAGCGTCGCCCGTGGCGTCGGCCACGGGCAGCGCCTCCGGACGCGGAGGCGCTGATGGCCGACTGGACCTACCAGCCCGAGTGGCCCCAGGACGTCGACCCCGAGTGGCAGCCGACGCTCGTGACGCTGTTCGAGGACCTGACCGAGCACCGGCGGGAGAAGGGCGTCGCGACCCGGCACGGATTCTCCGAGACGTACCGGGTCGACGCGACCGACATGGCCGCGATGCTCGCGTTCTACGCGACGAAGCGGATGGTGACGCCGTTCACCAAGGTCTCGTACCGGCCCGGGGAGGCCGCGGGCCACGAGGTCACGGTGCGCTTCGCCGAGGCGTTCTCGTTCCGCTACCAGGGCCCCGAGGATTACGCGACGACGATCCGGTTCGTGGAGCTCGTGGGCGAATGATCCGCGCCGAGCGAGAGATCCTCGAATGGCTCGACTCCCGGTCGTTCGGGTTCCAGACCGCGTACGAGCTGCTGCCGAGCCGCGTCGCCGAGGCGGACCGGATCCTCAACGGGGGGTTCGAGGACTGGACCGGGTCCGCCGCGGACGACTGGAGCACGTTCGGCGCCGACTCGCAGTTCCTCGAGGAGACGAGCACCCAGCGCAGCGGTTCGTCGTGCATGCGCCTGGAGCGCACGGGCGGCAGCTACGGTGAGCTCTGGCAGGTCGTCCAGACCCGGCTCGAGCGCGACGCGTGGTACCGCGTCGAGTACTGGATCCGGGGCGGCACGACGGAGATCTCCGGCGATCGCCTGCTTGTGAAAAACGTCACCCGCCTCGAGTGGTGGGACCCGTCGAGCGAGACCTGGGTTGGCTCGATCACCGATGCGGTCTCGGGCGGCGTCACGACGACCTGGCGCCGGCGCGTGGCGTGGTTCCACGTCCCGGCTCACTGGGACCTCGATGACGAGATCCGGATCGCGTTCGCGCCGCAGTTCACGCCGGGCGACCTCGTGTACCTCGACGACGTCGTCCTCTACGGCCCCTACGACCGCAAGGGCCTGTACTTCGCGCCCGCGGCGCTGACCTGGTACGGGCTCGACTTCACGGCGCAGGCCACGTCGAGCCAGGAGGCTGAGGAGACGCTGTCGCTCGAGGTCCCGACGTTCGAGGTCGAGCTCGACAACGTCAACCTGGCGCTCCGCGACTACCTCGAGCCGGTGGACCGGATCACGGGCGGGCGCCTGCGGGTCTGGCTCATTCGGCTCGACTCGGCGGGCGCGCCGATCGAGACGGGCGAGGACCCGCACCTCGACGGCCTGCTGCTCGGCGAGTGGCAGATCGAGCGGCCGGAGAAGATCGACGCGGAACGCGTCACGCTCCCCGCGGTCGGCCTGATCGACGCGCACCGGCAGCCGGTCCCGCGCCGGCGCCTGGCAACCTGGTGCTCGGCGCGATTCGCGGACGGCGTCGACTGCCTGTACACGACGAGCGGGGCGACCGCGTCGGGCGCGGGGGCGAGCTCGACCTCGCTCGTACTCGGCGACACCGGGCACTACGCGCGGTTCGTCGCCGGCGACGAGATCTCGATCGGCAACGGCGAGCCGGTCACGATCGCGAGCGTCAACGGGACGACCGACATCACGCTCGCGGAGGCCCGGACTTGGGCCGACACGAACGCCATCAAGCACACGACGTGCCCTCGCGAGTGGGACGCCTGCGGCCGGCGCCTGCGGCAGCACGAGTTCCTCGGGTTCCGCGGGTCGCGCATCATGGCGCGCCTCTCGCGCCCCGGCCCCGGCGTGGCGGACAACGCGCACTACACCGGCAACTTCGCCGTGCCGCGGGACGGCCGGCCCCCGCGCCGCACGCTCGATGCGCTCGCGGATCCGACGCGCGCGGTCCCGATCCTGATCGGCCGGCGCTGGGTTCCCGGGACCGTGATCGAGGTGCGCGAGTACCAGGGCCCGGTCGAGGGCTACCAGTCCTCGGCGTTCTTCGTGCTCTCGGAGGGCCCGGTCGAGCAGCTCTGGGGCTGGTCGGTCAGCGGGGAGCGCGTCGACTCAGAGTTCCTGGGCGGCCAGATGGTCATCGGCCGCTACGTCCGGCTCGGCGCGATCGGCGTCGACGACGACGAGACGAAGTCCGAGTACGTCGCGGACGAGACGACCGAGGAGCGGGCGCAGAACCGGGACTTCCGGTCCGCGGCCGGGCAGACCTACTCGCGGACCGCGTACGTGATCACGGTCGTCGACTCGGGCTCCGACTTCGAGCCCGCGTCCGGGACCGTGCTGTGGGACCTCGCGGGCCTCGTCGTCCAGGCCTACGACACGGCCGGCGCGCCCGACGGGTCGCCGGCGTGGACGGCGTCTCCGATCTGGGCCGCGGTCGCACTGCTGACGTCTGCACGGTTCGGCGCGGGCCTCCGCACCGACGACGTCGACCTCGGGCTCGCGGCCGTCGAGGCAGCCTACGCGGCCGAGCAGATCGACTCGACCGTCGTCGACACGACGGTCACCGAGGCCCAGGGGTCGCCGAGCCAGGTCTGCAAGGTCGCGTCGACCGTCGGGATGCGGCACGGCATGTCCTGCACCGTCAACGCCGTCGCCAACACGATCCAGCGGATCGTCGGCCCGGGCGAGATCCGCCTCGGGACCGCGGTGACGCAGTCCGTGGGGCACGTCGTGCTCGGCCGGCCGCAGCGGTTCGAGGCCCACCTGCACCTCGACGACGCCGACGGGGAGGCCCCGGAGGCGATCGAGACGCTGCTCGCGGCGTGCCGCGGCTACGTCACGTACGACCGCGGCCAGGTGCAGCTGCGGATCGAGCGGGCCCACGTCGCGGACGCGCTCGCCGCGCTGAACGGCAGCTTCGACGACTGGGGCTCCCCGACGACGCCCGACGACTGGTCGTGGGTGATCACGGGCGGCGCGGTGAACGAGGAGACGACCGAGGTCCACGCGGCCGGCGGATCCGCGCTCGAGCTCGACCGGACGACGACGGGGAGCCTGTGGGTGTACCAGGAGCTTGTGCTCGCGCCGGGGTACTGGCTCCTGACCGCGTGGATCAAAGGCGAGGAGGCGCTCGCCGCCGGCCTGGCGGTCCAGGTCCGGAACCTGACGCGGAGCCTGACCTACCAGCTTCCCGAGCGCGACTGGGACGGCGGCGCGCTCGAGGTGATTGCCTACGACGTGGCCGACGATTGGACCCAGGTCCGACTGCTGTTCCACGTCCCGGCGAGCTGGGCCGGCGACACGATCCGCGTCCGGCTCGCGCACGCGAGCGCGACGAACGCCGCGATCTGGGTCGACGACGTCGAGCTCACGGGCCCGCTCGCGGGCTGGTACCGCGACCACGACTCGGCTGACGAACCGCTGTGCTCGCACCCCGGGATGGCGATCGCGCGCGGCACGTTCGAGTGGGTGCCGCGCCACGGCGACTCCGCGGAGACCAACCAGGTCGTCGTCGAGTTCACGCAGGAGGGCCTGCAGCCCGCGCGTGACGAGGCGACCGCGAACGACTTCGAGCACCAGAAGCGCCACGTGCTGCGGCAGCGCAAGGTCGACGGTGACGCGATCGCGGACCTCGACCAGGCGCAACGCATCGCCGAGTACCACCTGCGCCGGGACCGTCAGCTGGGGCCGGGAGCGAAATTCCTGGCGGGTCCCTCGGCGCTGCTCGTGCAGCCCGGCGACGTCGTCGCGGTGAGCCACGACGACGCTGGCTGGGACCTCGAGCTGCAGCGCGTCGTCGCGAAGACGCTGCCGGGGCTCGGGGACGAAGACGAGGCGCTGGCCTGGCTCGAAACCGAGGACTATGACCCGACGATCTACCCGGACGCGGCCGCGGCGATCGCGCCCGAGCCGTCGGACTCGATCGGGGCGCTGACGCTGACCGTGACCGGGGTCACGCGCCAGGGGCGCCTCTTCTCCCAGGGCCGCGCACTCGCGTGCTCCTGGGTCTGGTCGACCGAGCCCGCGGCCGTGCGGTCCTACGCCGTCCACGTCTCGCAGACGTCTGCATTCACGCCGTCGCCGGCGACCGAGCGCCGGCCCGTGCGCGGGGGCCGCGGCGGGGTGCGGGGCACCTCCGCGACCGTCGAGCTCCGGCCCGACGAGGTCGGGGCGACGCTGTACGTCGTCGTCGTGGCGATCACCGCGCGCGGCGCGGTCGCGTCCAACGAGGTCGAGGTCGAGGGCTCGGAGCTCGACGACACCCGGGTCGACCCGGTCGTGCAGCAGGACAGCTCGCCCTACAACCAGGTCTACGGCGGCGACTTCGACGTCGACGCCGGCTGGGTCGAGCAGGCGCCGACGTCGACCGCGCGCGTCGATCCGACGGGCGACAGCAACGGCTCGGAGACCTACCAGTTCGCGTCGCGCGCGAACGCCCGAGACGACGACAGCGGCACGACGAGCCAGGGGGGCTCCGAGGCGATCCGCGACACGATGCCGTTCGCGTGGAACAAGTGCGAGTCGATCTGGACGTTCGCGGGCGCGACGGGCAAGACGGACGTGCAGGGTCGGATCCGCGTCAAGCTGCGCGTGGTCGGCGACCCCGGCACGTGTCGCGTGTACTACCGGATCTCCGGGGGGAGCTGGATCGAGTTCGGCTCGACGACGTCGGCCTCCTACGTCACGCTCGAGACCTCGGAGTTCGTGGGCCTCGACCTGACTGCGGTCGACGTGCTCGCCATCGGGACGACCGGAATCCAGGCCGGCATGGACCTTTCCTCGACCCACGAGATCGAGGACTGGTGGTTCGACGAGGTCACCGCGGCGAGCGGTACGGCCACCGTCGGCGAGTCCCGCGGGACGCTCGTCTCGGACGGGGCGACGCCGGCGGA